TCTTATTCTCCTTTATCTAATCTATTCTTTATTTTATCTTGGTAATACCTATTTTATACCAATCTTATTTACTTGTTCGTAATTTGGTGGGCAAAAGTACTAAAAAATGTTGGAATGAACAAATAAATCAACTGAAAATCGATTTATCCTTACCATTTGTCTTCTATCTCCGATAGATTGTGTACTTTTGCATTCAAATCCGGGGAGATTCTTGGTGATTTCGATTCGGATTTAAGGGAAAAAACAAAAAAGTTGATGTTTTATTATCCCTAAATCTGCAACGTAATTATCTGATAATCAACTAGGGTATTCCCGATTTTTACATATATAACACCGAAAATGCACCGAGTTGCGTATCAAACAAGTTGCAGATACTCAAACAGTTGTGTGGTTGTTATAAAACAAATGTTTGGTGAAATAACTCATTTTTCGCAAAACGGTGCAATAAATACTTTAGTTTTCTAACATCTTTTTGGTAAGCCTATCGATAGTCTTCTGCTGGCTCTCGATAGTCTTGTTCTGTCTCTCAACGATTGTCAACAGGTTTCCCTGGTTGCCTTTCGTGAGTTTCTCTCCCATGATTAGGTAATTAGCATCTACCCAATCGACGGCGTTAATGATCTTCACGATAATGTCGTAACTAGGAGCATTTCTACCAGATACGATATTTTTGATCGTGGTCCATGGTACACCAATCTTCTTTGCGAATGTAGCAATGGTGTGACCCTCTTTTTCAATGATGCTGTTCACGCGTTCATTGATAGTTTCTGTTACTTCTTTTTCTTTTTCTGTACTCATAATCTGTACTGATAATATGTAAAATTCAAACAAAATGCTGAAAAATATAAAAATAATCAGTGAAATGTTTGGTTGTATCACCGAAATGTTATATATTTGCAGCGTGTTATTAATTCTCACGGTGCAAATATACAAAAAATATCGCACATAATGATGATTTCAAACATAAATTTTAAAAAATATGGGTTTTAGTGAGTACATGAAAAGTCTTCCGTATCCTCGCTGTGGGATAGTAGGAGAAATTGCTGAGAAATGCAAAGTGTCTAATAATTCCGTCTATAGATGGATCCAGGGCAAGTCCAAGCCGAACGCTCTATGCAGAGGAATTGTCGCTGAGTATCTAGGTATGCAGGAGAGTGAACTTTTTCCGGAGGATTGAGTATGGAATCAGTGGAGTTTTATAACACCCCAGAGGGTGATGTAATGTACAAGCAACTGGGCAAGCCTGTCCAGGAACTTACGGTTAACAGTCGCGAGGTTATCGGGGAGATGTTAGACCTAATTAAGACTAGGTATCCCCAGGCCTTTAAGGCTCTATGTAATCAGTATACAGCTAGCGAATTAAATCGCAAGGTATATGAGTTCAATATTGTCTCCAGGTTCTGTAGATGTAACTTCGGCGAATATGACGCTCATACTCCTGATATCGATGCAGACGGTTTCTTTCATTTTGAGGAGGTCAAGTGTCCGTTGCGTGGCGAATGCAGAATGGAGGGTGTCATCTGCAAGCCTAAGTTAGACTCTAAGCTTACTGAACGCGAGTTAGATATAGTGAAACTTATATCTAAAGGCTTGCGCGCCCAGGAGATTGCTGATCGTCTTTATATATCTGTCAAAACCGTACAACGACATAGAGAGAATATTAAGGCTAAGCTTCAGCTAAGGTCACTAGCGCAGGTGGCAGCATATTACCTGGAGCATATAAAAACAAAATAGCTTATGTCAGAGAAATGCGTTATTTGTAAAGATGGCAGAGCTTGCATTAATGGTTGGTTCTGTCTCAAGTTAAAGAGGTACGTCGAGTATATTAATAGACCAATATGTGACTATGAGTAATAGAAAATGGACTAAAAATGAGATAGCATACCTGGTAGAGAATTACGGGAGAATGAGCCTTGAGGATATGGCCATCCATCTCAACCGTACCGTCATGGCCGTGCGGTTGTACGCTCTTCGGCATAGACTAGACGACAAACATCAGGTTGTTAAAGAGAATCGCCTGAAGAAGTTGCTTGAGTATCGCTTCCGTCATCTTGAAGACTTTCATCCAAGCAAGTTCTTTTTTAAGGAGACTGGTATTAACCAGGTAAGATACTGGGATATCTTCTTCGGACGTAAGGCCATAAAACCAGAAGAGTATAAAGCTGTAGCCGAATACTTCAATATTACGATATCTGAAGCATTCGACTCTCTTCAGCTCAATCTGTTCGACCAATAAAAAAAATAAGAAATATGAAAATCAACTCAGAATTCATTAGCGATGTCAAGAGTAAACTTGATATTGTTGATGTAATAGGCGCCTATATTAATCTTCAGAAGGCGGGCATTAACTACAAGGGTATTTGTCCGTTCCATAATGATAGCCATCCTTCGATGATGGTTAATAAGGCTAGACAGACGTACCATTGTTTCGTGTGCGGCGAGCATGGAGACGTCCTAGACTTTCTGCAGAAATACAACCAGATAACTTTTAACGAAGCATTGCGAATAGCATGCAAGCTCGCAGATGTTGAGTTTCCGGAGCAGGAATCTACTCCGGAAGAAAATGCTGCGTATAAATTGCTTGAATCTCGCCGCATAGCCATTGCTGCTGCCGCAAAGTTCTACCAGGGCAATATCTCGCAAGCGGAGAGCTTCCTTAAAAAACGCGGTTACGAGTATACAGATAAGGTGCTTGCAGAATATGGAGTGGGCTATGCTCCGAATGGTAATGTAGCGATGAAGTATCTCGTAGAGAATGGGTACAGTCTGCAGACATTGGAAGATGTTGGAGTTGTAGGCAAGTCTCAAGACGGGAGAAACTATGACTTCTTCAGAGACCGCGTGTTGTTCCCGTTCTACGACGTGTCTGGAAGAGTCGTTGCGTTTTCCGGAAGAATTGTCACTCCGAACGATAAGGCTGGTAAGTATGTTAATACCGGAGAAACACCAATTTTCAGAAAAGGTCGACATCTTTTTGGATTATTTCAAGCGAAAAGAGCGATAGCGAAAGAGGGTTTCGCTTATCTCGTAGAGGGTCAGTTCGATGTTATTACTCTACATAAATATGGTGTCGAGAACGTTATCGGCGGATCAGGAACCGCATTCACCGATGACCAAGTTAAACTCATTATGCGCTTTACCCAGTCTGTCGTAATGATCTACGATGCGGACAGCGCAGGGATTAAGGCTGCCGTCAAGAATAGTGAACTGTTATTGACGGCAGGAGCGAGTGTCAGGTGCGTCCGCTTGCCGAAGGGATATGATCCAGACAGCTACGGCCAGCTCTGCAAGGATGGAGTAAAGCAGAAATTAATCGACGCGACAGAAACATTCCCTAAAGCGATGAAAAGAATGCTGGTCCCTCGCGGATGCAAGGACGAGGCTACAATCGCTTCAGCCATGAATACTATCGCTAATCTAGTAGCATGTGTGCAGGACGCCGGACTGCGTCTTGAGTATATGAAGAGCATGACTAAGGACTTCGATACAAAGATGACGATCCTGGAAGATAAAGTTCGGGATATCCGACGCAATGTCGAGAGTATCAAGAAAGAAGATATGCAACAGGGTATTTTTGGGCTTGATGATCTGAAGGATAATCTGAGGAATAATGAGCCTGCTATCGTAACATCATCTATCGATACCTTCATGGAGTCATATGGTGATAATCCTATCGTATACATAGCTGGTACTCCGTCTGCTACCGATATCCAGAACCTCCGCCGAATCTGCTGCTATTTAGCCACAACAGAAGAAGGCTGCAGCATAGATACGACAACGGGCGATGATAGCAGCTACCTCTCTGCCCTGGTTGAAATGTTCAAGGCAGGAATCTCGCAGATAAGAGTCATGCATGAGGATAAAGTAGAATCCTTCATCGACTTCTATATACGTATACATGGAGATTTATTGTCTGGTTTCCTGGGTGACAAGGTCCCGATCATTACCAGGTGTATAGAACTGACAAGTTATGCAGAGGAGACTGTCATCACAGTAAACAAAAACCATTACTGCAGTAAACTGGGCCTATCTAAGGGGCAGTTCGATGAGATCCGTAAGCCATTCGTCAGCAAGCGAAAGAACGTCATGAAGGCGAATGCCCTGAAGGATGATCTCTATGATGATGACTTCGATGGCGATGAGGTTCCTAGCTATGCGAGGGAAGGCGAGTACGCCCAGATGTTCCGTGAGTGCAAGTACTACCCCCGACTGAATAAGCAGGGCATACCGGTATGCTACATGTTTCAAAACAAGAACGGGCGAGGCTTCTCGCAGGTAGCCGATTTCTACATGGTTCCACTTCTCCATATCTTCAATGAAGACTTCGAGCAGAACAAGCGAGTATTGAAAGTTAATCGCAGATATTTCGACAAGCCATTATATATTGAAGTTCTGTCAAGCTCCCTGAAGAAGATGAGTACTATCGAGGATGTTCTTATCAACTACGAAGGCGTGAACTTTACGGATGGTGAAGAGTGGCAATGGAGGAGGATAAAGGAGTACATGAGTCGTCACTTCGTTCAATGCCGAGAAATACAGACTTATGGTAATCAGCAGTCTGAAGGAATGAGTCGAAAGACTGATGAGCAGTTCTTCGCCTTCGCTAACGGTATAGCGCATGAAGACGAAAACGGTAAATATGTGTTTGAGAAGGTTAATGAGCTGGGCGTGGTAACTCATAATCATATGAATTACTATCTCCCTGCATTTTCTACCATATATGCCGGATCTGGAAGGCAATCTGACAAGTATGAATTGATATCGCAGCTCGTGTACGAAGATATACCTGTTAGCAAGCAGGTCACGTTCGAACAATGGGCATCGTTAATGAATAAGGTGTACAAAATCAATGATAATGGTAAATGGGCGATAGTTTTCGCGCTGATGTGCGCCTTCAGAAGTAATATTCACTGCCTAGACCGACTCTTTACGGCTCCGTTCTTTATGGGCCCGATGTCTTCAGGTAAGACTCAGATTGCGATATCAATCCGTTCTCTGTTTATAAGTCCTACTATTCCGATATTCAACCTCAATACAGGTACTGATGCGGCCATGAGTACCATTATGGGTACATTTCGCGACGTGCCAGTCGTACTAGACGAGTACAACAACAAGGATATCTCAGATACCAAGTTTCAGGCGCTGAAGGGTATTGTGTACGATGGAGACGGAAAGCAGAAACGCCGTGGAACCTCGGGAAGGGATATCGAGAATGATAAGGTATTTGCGCCGGTGGTTATTTGCGGCCAGGAGACCCCTCAGCGCGATGACAACGCCCTGATGAGTCGTGTCATCATCTGCGAGGTTCCTAAGCCTAAGAACAGAACACCGGAGGAGACTAAGCTGTTTGAGGAGCTCAAGAATATAGAGAAGAATATAGGGCTATCCAACGTATTACTAGAAGTGCTGTCGCTCAGACCTGCAGTCATGGACCATTTTCGTGCGCTCAAGCAGGAGGCATACAGCGAGCTCAAGAGTGATGTAATCAATTCCGGAGAGATGGACCGACTCATGAAGACGGCTTCCCTCTTCCTCGGAATGGTGAAACTTGTAGAGCAATACTCTAAGCTTAAACTACCGTTCACGTATGATGAGTTTTTTGCACTTGTGCAGGAGAAAATCAAGTTCCAGCTTTCTCTGATCCGAAGCACGGACAAACTTGCCATGTTCTTCAATGCCGTCAATAATATGATCGATACAAAACAGGTGCTCGTTGGTCGAGAGATGCTCATCGAGCAGCCTAAGAGCGTTACGGGTAAAGATTCGCACGGAGACAAGAAAACGTTCGCTTTCGAGCCTGGTACGCATGTTCTGTTCCTCCGTCTCAGTAGCGTTTATTCCATTTATGACAGAAGTGGGTACAACAGCGAGAATACGACATTATCTACCCTTGAGCAGAATCTTCGCTCACATCCATCATATGTTGGAACCGTACCATCAAGACGCTTCACTTGGGAGGAGACCGTCGAGGTAGCAAAGCCGGACGACCAGGAAACGATGGTAAGAGTGCGTAAGGAGCGCTCTACATCTACAAGTGCAATTATCATCGACTATGACAAGTTCATGGAGATGTATAATATTGACTTCAGACGAGGAGAAATTCCCGCCGAGAGCGTCGCTCAGCCTACTCCAGAAGCGAATGGAGAGGCTAGTACTGATATTAATGCCCAGCAATACAAGCCTGGCAGCATACCATTTGACGAGACTGACGCAGGTAAGAATGGGGATAAACCGTTCTGATAGGAGCCAGAAAACTACCTTACATAAGGTATAGACTACCCCAATTTAACGATACAAAGATACAAAAAATATTCGAGAAAACCAAAAGTTTTCCGCATAAATTTGAGTTGAATTTTGCATATTTTTACCCACGTAAACCCGGGAGGGCGAGCGTGGGTATTTCTTTACATTTATGTGTGTTCCAGATGCGAAAAATCCCCCGTACCCCCTAAAATTTCAAAAATAGCCGAGAAAACGAAGTTTTGAAAATGATTTTCAGAAAAATGCCTTCCTACAATCCTACATTCCTACAAATGCATTCATTTTCAAACTATTATTATTATCTATTTATCTTATTATCAGTATGTTATGTGTATTTTTGTGTTTTTGCTGATTTGTAGGAAATGCTGTAGGATTGTAGGACGTTGTAGGAAATAGGAAATTTTTACATTTTGGTGCTTTCGGAGATTTCATCCTACAGAATACCCCATTTTGTAGGATTGTAGGACGTGTAGGAAACGAAAAAATGAGTGTGTAGGACAAAAATATGTTTGATTAAATTTGCGTAACTCGCTGAAATGTAGTATCTTTGCATTCGTAAGCCTACAATTTGTAGGATTGTAGGACGGTAGGAAGCTAAAATAAGCAAAAACGATATGGAAAAGAAAAAACGTCTCTCGAAACGAACAGCGTCTGTTAGAATTGAGCCATATCTGGCTGAGTACATTCAGAAAAAGCTAGAAATTGAGCCAGAAACAGGCGGAGTAAAAATACCATACACCACAGATCTATATCATGTGGTGTGGAATTGCATGGCCAAGCCAGACTCTCATCATGACGTCATGCAAGATTGTAATCTCAAGATATATCTGCCTTCACGGCGCTCGAAGATGGACGGACATCCTGGTAAGGATCCGGCTTACTTCAATTACCTATCCAGTAATGCGGCAAAAAAAATAGAAGAACATATTCGACTTCTCTTCAATTTCGAGTTTCACCGTCTCATGATTGAGAATGAAGAGCTGGGCAGGCCGTTACGGAACCAGGATGTGGTAGACAATTTCATCAGGAGATACTCTCTGAGGTCTATATCGCCCGATGCGCTCCTGAAGAACTTTTATCGCTACCGCCAACGGCTTTTTCCGAAAACACCTCGAAAATACCAAAAAAAACGGGGTATTTAATTATTTTTAATACATACAGAGTGCAAATTTCTGTCACTCAAAAATTAGCAATAATCACTCTAAAATTTAACATTATGAAAGAGTTTTCCTGTCTTTTAATGATTTCCTATCTCGGAGGGATGGAAAGAAGCATCGTCCTCAGCACCGATCCGTTCACATTCGAGCCTTCGATAACAGAAGAAAATGGAGGTGTGTACTGGGATTGTAGTAAGACATTTATTGTCGATATAGCGGACGAGAGCATTTTTAACGAACTAAAGGTTCCTCGCAGCGCTATCGTTACGCTCGCAAGTGTTGGACTTCCTGACGCACGTACGTATGCAATAGGCACAAAAACAATACCGGCGAAGGTTCAGCTCGTCAGACATCTGAATAAGGCGAAGCTTATTGTTAAGTGCAAAATGCTTACGAATCCATTGTTTTAAGGTCTTTTATATACCTATTATATATATATACCTTTGCGGAAAACTTAATCAAGATGGATGAAATACAGACCCTTCTGCTTTCCACTCTACCTCTATGGATTACTGAGGATGCCTACCGTCAACTGATGGTGGCTGCTTTCCCGTTGAATGGCACGGTGGTAAGCTTCGAACAGAAAAAAGCCGAACAGGCAATGAGTATTCCTGAGATCCGGGAGTATCTCAAGACTCATACGTATTATCAGTACGAGACGCATGAAGCGCTGTTAGCGATATCTTCCAAGGTATCGCAGAGAGATGAAACGAAAAGTGTGCAGCTCACGGATGAATATGATTCGCCATCTCTGGATGATGGTACAATCGCATATCATCGTGTATTCGGAGTTGTGACAGCAAACAGCTACTGGTATTTCTCTTCCAAACAGCTGGAACAGGATATTATTGCCGCTGAGAATAACCCGCAGATATCCGCTCATCTCCTTCATATCAATTCTCCAGGAGGAGAGGCATGGTACATGGACCGTTTGAGCGAGACTCTCCGTAATGCGAAGAAACCGATTCTTGCCATCTACGAAGAATACTGCGCATCGGCGGGCTATTACATCGGCTGTCATGGTCAGAAACTTTACGCCACAACGAATCATGACTTCGTTGGATGCATCGGTACTATGTGTTCCTCCTGGAACTTTGAACCATACTTCGAGAAGTTAGGGCTGAAGAAAATTACAGCGAAGGCTACCAATTCTAGCCGGAAAAATAAGATTTTCGAGGACCTGAAGGACGGTAAGTCTGAAGACTATATTAAGAATGTTCTTGATCCGATGAATGAACAGTTCCTGGCAGAAGTGAAATCTCAGCGTTCCAAACTGGCAGAACTGGATGATGATGCTCCGGTACTTCAGGGCGAGAGCCTGTATACCGCTCCAGCCGAAGAAGTCGGTCTCATCGACGGTAAGCGCACCTTACTGGAGGCGATTGCAGAGGTGGCGCAGTTGGGTGATGCCTATATGGGTGCGCAAAGCCTTTACGGATTTAGCTAATATATTATTTTTGTTTGATCTAAGTTGTTTTAATATTTAAATGATTGATTTATGAATTTCAAAGCAAAGTTAAACAAAGTTCTCGAGAAGCTTGGTTTTACAAAGAAGTTCGAGAATAAGAGCCTTACCGCAGATGAGTATAAGGCTCTTTGCGAGGCGTATCAGAAAGAGTACCAGAGTACTCTCATGGATGATCTCGCTGCGGAGAATAGTGCAGCTGAGCAGGCTGAGCATCAGAAGCAGATCAATGAGCTCTATGCCATTGTCTCAAAGGCTAACAAGTCAAAGGATGATGATCCTGACGGCGATGGAGGTGGCGAAGGCGACGACGATGATGATGCAGGAAAGAAGAACGAGAACAGTCAGAACGTACCGTTCGAGAAACTCTATGTGGCAGTCAACACTCTCACTGAGAACATGAAGAAGATGGCTAATAGTACTGCAGATGATAAACCTGCTGCTCATGTTACTGCTCCTTCTATTCCTATTAACGGTTTCGAAACTAACGCTAACTACCTTTTCGGTATCGAGCATTCTATGTTCGATATGAAAAAGCGCTGGAACCGCATTGTCGCTAATCCTGAGATAGCCTTAGCATCTGCGCCAAACGAGGAGACAGACGGCAAGGCGTTCCGCTCTGAGGCAATGGCGTTCGCGAGATCACTCCAGGAGCGTTATAAATATCACCAGGTACGCAACGAGCTTGGCAACGTCAAAGCTCTCGCTTCCGGCCAGTTCGCTACTAATTACTCAGGCGTGGATAATGCCGGATTGGGCGACCAGTTTGTCATCCTTCGCCAGGATGCGCTTATTGCCCGAATCCTTGAGCTTCGTAATCTTACAGAGTTCTTCCCTGTTCGTTATGGTGTTCAGGATCGCGACATTCTCTTCAACGCATTCTTCGATGAGGTATCTCAGGGCTATCAGGAAGGTGAGATCTACAAGGGTGGCATGCAGCTCGAAAACGAGATGGGCTATGTTGATGACGCCATGATTAAGGTTAAGTTCGGCCCGATGAAGGAACTTGAGCGCAAGTATATCGCTTATCTCAACAAGGAAGGCTCTGATCCTATCAAGTGGTCTATGGTTGAATTCTGTCTCCTCAACCTTCTGAAGAAGGCTCAGGACGAGCAGAACCAGCGTCGTATGCGTGGTATTTATGTAAAGCCAGAGGCTGGCCAGGCATCAAGCTACCTCAATGCAGGTACAGGTATCTGGTATACCTTACTCCGGTACATCCACGACTACAGCATTAAGCCATTTGCCAGCAAGAGCTACAATACTTATACTTCAGCTAATATGCTTGATGCGGTTAAGGAGTTCATCACCGACGTTAAGACTCACCTCTCTGAGGGCATGACCATCGATAACCATGTTCTCTATCTCAACGAGAACCATATTGACTGGTGGCTTGCTAACTGCCGTGAGACTTATGGTAAGGATCAGGACTTTACCGGTCCTAACGGCTACAAGAACCGTGTCCCAGACTCTACCATTCAGATTAAGTGGCTCCCATATGAGGGTAAGTCTTGCTGGATGTTTATGGATGTTCCTGGCAATATCCAGTTTGTAGAGAACCTCCCTGGCGAGATGTTCGCCGTAAAGATGGAGGAACAGATGGAGATGGTTCGTGCCTGGAGTACCTGGAAGGAAGGTTGTGGCGCAGCCTTTACCGGTCGCAAGTTCGACAATAAGGCTGCCATGGATGCCAACGATTACGAGTTCCAGCAGATCTTTACAAATCTTCCGGCTACCGTCATCGGCGCAGAAATCAACGGCGCAAACGGCTTCTGGCAGATTACAGATTCTGCTACTACAGCAACCACTATCGAGGATATCACGAATGCGAAGGCTGGCGTAGCTTACTGTATCGAGATTGGTGAGGATGATACCAAGCATCAGCTTACCATCGCCAAGAGCGACAAGTTTGCAAACATTACCGCAGAATGGACTCCTAGCCAGGCTGGCGACTACATCATGGTTATTCTCGGTAAGGACGAGAAGTTCCGTGAGCTCGAACGTCGCGTAGGTGGCAAGCGAACCATTAACAAGGCTGTTCAGCCTAATGTTCCTGGTGGCCGCTAGTCCTTATTATATATATATTGTTAACTCGTAGGTGAGGTACGGCGCACCTCGCCTACATTTTCAGAAAAAATTATGAAGAAAAACAATATTCCAGTACGTTCTCGTACTTATAACCCTAACAAGGGTTATCATTATGCCCAGCATAAGGGTCGTCTTCTCTTCATGACGCTCATTATGCTGCTCGGCATCGTTTCACTTCTGCAGATGTTAGCTGATCCTACATCTACCTTCGGTATAGGTGGTACAGGAGTCTCTATGGCTTCGTTCGTTGCGCTGGCATCTATTGAGGATGTGACAGACCGAGATACCCATGGTTCCGCTATTGCTTACCAGGTAGTATTGGTTCCTACGACTTTAATTGACCTATTGAAGGCCTTCCCTCAGCCGGATAAAGACCGCATGGTCAAGGCAATTCCGTTTAAGACGGCTGCCGCCGACACCTTGAAGGCTTATCTCTTCGATGCGCACGATATTCCTACATTTACGGCTACGACAGAGAAGGGAGATATTACGACATCAGGCGAGAATAACCTGGTAATCATCATGGGTGGCACTCGTGTGGAACTCTATAACTTCATCGAGCAGTATGCTGGTGGTAAGTTTATCATTCTCTATAAGCATGTAAAGGAGACACAATGGTATATCGTCGGCGAACCTGAGCGCCCTATGATTCTCAATAATACAGAGACTAAGGATGATAAGGATGGCCGATACACCACCTTTACATTCAAGCGAACATCTGTAGACCTTCCTTGTCTGTATGCTGAGGATCCTCTTGGTGTGACAGCTGCCGAGGCTGCCGCTCATTCAGATACGGCTTCTGGCGCAAGGCAGAATACGGCTTCAGGTTCTTCAACTGGTAAGACAGCAATTTCTTAGCGTTTCTCATTTTATTTAGTTTATTAGTTAATTTTAAGGTGTGTCGCCACAAGAGGTGGCGCACCTTTTATAATATATATAAGGTATGATTAGTAGAAGAGAAAAATTACAATTATTCAATAAGCTTCGAGGTGTTGATCACGCAGAAGCCGACCTTGCTCTCCTTAAGGAGGTGAACCCTCGCCATCCTAAACTTACTCGTTTCGCCCGTGATCCAAAGCGTTATGCAGACGAGATACTCTACGCGCTTTTGGATGAATGTGATGAGGAAGATATCGTAGATCATCGAATCTATTTCGAGAAGTTGAACGAAAATATTGACGATACCCCAGCCGATGATGGGCAGGGACCGGAAGGCGGTTCAAGTAATACTTCAACCGATGATAAGCAGCCCCCAGTAGATGGTTCAAGTAATACTTTAACTGGAGAAGAGCAGGGACCGGAAGACGGTTCAAGTAATACTTCAGCCGATGATAAGCAGACTCCAGCAGATGGTTCAAGTAATACTTCAACTGGAGGAGAGCAGATACCTGATGATGGTTCAAACAATACTTCAGCTGAAGGAAAGCAGATACCTGCAGATGGCTCAAGTAATACTTCAACCGAAGAAGAGACTCCTGAAGGTGAAAGTCAGCAGGAATCAGAACAGCCTGATGCAGCCGACCATGGCGAGGACTCAAAAAAAAAGTAGTTCAAAAGGAAGAGGAATATCCTAACATCGACTGGGATAACCTCTATAACGAGGACGTGCAGATGGCGACCGTCATTTATAACGACCGCATCAACACCTGGCGTAAGATGAAGAAACTCGACGAACTCCTGGACAAGAAACCAAAGGCGAATGATGTGGCTGCCATGGCGGAACTCCGCATCCGTAATCTTCAGGCATTCGAGGAGCTGAAGGCGTACAACGATACCGGCAAGTTCCTGTATAAGCATCCATTACTGAAGGGAAAGTCCGAATTCGATGAACTCGTAAAGCTCTTTAAGAAGGATCCTGCCGAGTTTCTTCATAAGCATAAAAACGTGCTCGATAATATCAAGCGCTACAAGAGCTACATTAAAAGAGATGATCGCAAGGATAAACGTGCCAGCGACCGTGAGAACCTCCAACGTCATCAGGAACGTGAACGTATGTTCAAGATGGTGATGGAGCAGTATAGTGACAAATCAGACAAATCAGATAGATAAGATGGATAAGACGGAATTACAGAAGATTGCAGAAACCTGCGTTTCGATGGTGAAGAACGGAGGTGTACTAGAACAGGCTCAACTCAAGGCAGACGAGAAGATAGCCGAGTTGGCAGCAAACGGCGACCTCGATGCCATCAAACTACTGAATGAGCGGATGCAGGATCGCGAAGAATTGAAACTTAGAAAGAAGTTGTTTGGCGTATGAAAAGCGAGATAGAAAAACTGGAGAGCGTTCATCCGGACCTCATTACCACCTTCCTGACTACAGGTGAGGGCAAAGGCATTCCAGAGGATGTGCAGACTTTTCTGAAGCAGCTGCAATGGGCAGCTGAAATCTACGAGTATGAACGTAATATTACCCGTGGCGCCCGTCAGCTCAAGCAGCGCATTGCTTCGCTGCAAAAGATAACCCTTGATGTGCGTACCTGTATGACTCGTATCAATCAGGCAATATCTTACTTTAATGTAGATTGTAATGTGGCCATAAAAGTCTGGGAAAATGATTTTGCCAACAAGTACGAGGACCTTGCCAAGCTCTGTTCTGCCAAGCGCGACTATAAAATGCAAAAAGCCTGTATGGATCAAGCCCTGGAATGCCGCAGACGCGCGTCCGAACAGGCAGAGGCAGATAGAGATCTCGGAGTTGTGTTCCTCATTACTCCAGAGGTTACCCCAGAAGAACTAGGTTTTCAGAAAAAGAGTCTCAAGGAAATTGCCGGCAAGTACAACCGCGGTTTTTATATATCTCTCATCGATGGTTTGCCTATCGAGAGTTCTGAAAAGAAACGATTGCTTCGTGATGCTGATATTCAGGAAGCGGAAATAGTGGAGGATTTGAGCGATGAGCCAACTGATTTTGAATGATAATACCCTCGGTGAATTTGAGCATTACTACATGAACAACATGCAGTTGCTTGCCAACATCATCGACCCCAATATGCTTTTTGCCGAGGTTGCCCGTGCAGGTGGTAAGACCGAAGGTGTGACGGGTCCTCGCCTGATACGAGTTGCCAACGATATGCCGGGAGAGTTATCTTTCCTGGTTCACAAGACCTATGTGGCGTTGATGACCAACGTCTGGCCAAACATACAGGCATACTTCTCGCGTCAGGTAGTAGTGAACGGACAGCAGAGATCCATGCTGGAATATGGTATTGATTATGTAGTAGGAGAGAGCACGCTTCCTTCCCACTTCCGGAAACCCCGATATCCGATAGCCTATGCTAAGCATAGCGTGATATTCCGAAATGGCGCCCACCTTCAGCTCGTATCGAGCGACCAGCCGGAATCCGTGGCAGGTAGAAATGCCGTGCACGCCTTCGTGGAGGAGATGAAGCACAACAGCGGAGAGAAGCTCAAGACCCGACTGTTCCCGTCTTTACGTGGAGGTCCAGCCAATGTGCGCTGTTCTGCTTATTATGAGGGTGTTACTGGTGTGAGTGATACGGCTCGCGTCGATCTCGGAGAAGATGACTGGTTTGAGGATTATGAAAAGAAGGTGAACCCGAAACTTATCGAGGAGATTGCAACCGTCGCCCTGGAAGTTAACAGAAGTCTCTACCGTCTGTTCGTGCTCAAGCAGCAGGAACGGGACTCGAAAGACCCTGTTCTCCTGGAGAAGATGCGCCTTGAGTCTGTTAAGCTCAATGCCTTCGTGGCGAGATGGAAACCTCGTCTGGCAGATATGAGGCGTAATGCCATCTACTATATCCGCGCATCTTCTTTCTGTAACAAGGATATCCTCGGGCCAAAGTTCTTCAAAACCCAGTTGGACACTCTCGATATCGACGAGTTCCTCACGGCCATCTGTGCCATCCGTCACAAGGAAGTGACCAATAAGTTCTTTATCAACTACGACCACGCAAAGCATCAGTTCAAGGATAGCTATAAGTATGAGTCCATTCTTCGCCTGAACCTGAAGGATAGGTTTATCCTTACGGCAGAGTATCTTCTACATTACGACCCTAATGAACCGCTCTACATGGGATATGACCCTGGCAACTTCCAGTCGCTCATCGTTGCACAGAAGAAAGATTACGGCAGGCGTCTCGACATCATTAAGGAGTTCTTTGCCTTCCTGCCAAAGGATTACAACGACCTTGTGGCAGAGGTGCACCAGTTCTTCGGATCTGCGGCCGTAAATAAGACCATCTATCTCTATCCAGACCGAGCCGGCAACAAGCGCAGGGAGGAACGGGAACAGATAACTACCGACTCGCTCAATCTGAAGGCTGCCCTGGAGTCGTATGGCTTCATGGTGATACTCTATAACGAGGATGCGCCTACCATCTACCATTGGCAGCAGTTCAAGCTCTGCCAGATGCTCTTCGGCGAGCGCAGTCCGCTTCTGCCTGTCATCCGTATCGATGAGAATGAGTGCAAGAACCTCTGCTCTGCCATCATGATATCCCCTCTGAAGAAAACGGACGGCAAGATAGAACTGGATAAGAGCTCAGAGAAGAAACAACAACTGAAGAACCAGGCAGGACTTACCACGCAGCTGCCTTCTGCGATGATTTACCTACTTTACGGCCTTTATTCTGATGCCGTGAAGGCAGAATTAAGTACATATCCTACCGATTTACCGGACAATTTCGAAATATAGATGCAGAATAATGCTGCATTTCTGCAGTAATAATTTTCGCGGGTATATCAATAATTTACAGAAAATGAAAGGGTATAAATGTTAAAATGCTGATAATCAGCCCAAGCGGACCGGCTGGAAGAAAAACTCCCAAAAACACCTCACCCAAACGTGCACGCACCGCTGGGAAAGGAAAGAGAGGTGCAGGCCTTACGATTTCCGGAAATATGACGGGGAACAGGTGCAGCCGGTCTTTTGCAGGGCGATAAATTTTCGCTATCTTCGCATCATTATGAGCAAGACAAGTAAGAACATCATCATGGATGGCATCACGGCACTCCAGTGGGCCAGAGAAATCAGTAAGCTGCCCGATGGGGAGTTTACCCTGGTTTTCTTTCCTTACTCCAGGGCGAGAGGTGAGGCGAGCGCAAAGCTTCAGGTGCGCCGGCATTGCAAGTATCGGACCCAGTTGCCGAAGGAACGTTTCTCCATCGATGGAGAGAACTACCTTCTCTTTACAGACGAAGATGAAGAGCCAAAGATGTGCTATCGCATCCTCATCAGGTACATGGGCTTTCCTCAAGACGGATTTAAACTTCACAAAATAAATTGGTTATAATTGGTTATGAAAGAATACGAAATTGATATGTATGGCAACGCCGGCATCTACCTTGCCGATGGCAATACCTTCACCTTCCAGCTAGGTGAAGGCGACTCCATCTTTGGTGCAGACCAGCTCTTCCAGTCGCCACTCCTGGAGTCTCCATTCGGTGGTACGCTCTGGATGCAGCAGCACCACTATCTGGGCATACAGGGATATCAGGTGTTGATGCGTGGCTACAACAACCAGCAATGCGACGAAGTGACCAAGGAGATCAAGGAGAACAGACTGCTCCCTCGTCTCTATTCAAAGGAGATTAAGATGCTCTATGGCCATGGACTCGCCGTATACAAGCAGGCTATCGAGGATGGCAAGCTGGTACGTAAGTACGAGGAGCAGCCTGAAGTAATGGAATGGCTCGACTCATGGAGTTCCCGCGGCATCCCTTCAGTCGAGGAGTTCTGCAAGACCTGCATCAAAAACTTCTATTACTTTGGCGACTTCTTCGTGAAGTGGCGCTTCACCCGAGGCAAGGTGATAGGTATGGGTAAGCCGGTAGCTGCGCTTGAGGCGATGGAGAACCGTTACTGCAGATTGGCAACTACCCGCCAGGATGTTGCTTCAGAATTGATTTCGTACGGAGACTTCAAACAGGTTGTAGTAGGGCGATTCTCCTATGGCTTATCGAGTTACTCGGTTTATCCAAAGTTCAGCTTTAACGAAGTTGACAACTACCGTTATGCTGCGATCTCTCATCACAGAGAGAAATCTGTAGACGAATTCTACGGCGCCAACGAGACGCATCAGGGAGCTCGCCCGTACATTCAAGGTAGCAACAAGACAGCCCGATACATTAACAGTTTTCTGAAAAACTCGCTGGCTGCAAAGGTGCATGTCATTATTCCTAATGCCTGGATCCAGAGCAAGCGCACCCAGATGACCAAGCTCTGCGAGGAGAATAAGCGACGCAAGGCGAAGGGCATGGAGCTACTGAAGTATAACGGTATTGATATCGGTACAGACTTCAAGGAGTCGTGCATGGTCCGGTACGTCCGCGATGAGGTTCGCAAGTTCAGCTCCTATCTGTCAGGTGCAGACAACCAGGGCAAAGGTTTCTCTTCCATCTCCTTCATGGATGCCCAGGGTCACGAGCAGTCGTGGAAGGTGGAGACTATCGACCTCAAGTATAAGGAATATATCGAGGCGCTCATCTCCTACGACAAGCGTACCGAGCAAGCCCTTCTGTCTTCGGTAGGTCTCGATGCAGCCATATCTGCAGTAGATAAGGATGGCGTCATCTCGAAGAGTGGAAGTGATACCTATTATAATTATCTCATCTACATCATGTCGCTCACCTCAGAGGACGAAGTCTGCGCAGAACCGCTCAACTGGGCGTTGCGCATGAACTTCCCGGAACTCTACAAGCAGGGCTGCAGACTAGGGTTCTACCGCGAGGTTCCACAACGGCAGGAAGATATAACACCATCCCAACGACTTAACCAACAGCAGTCATGAATAAGAAATTTCAACTCAATAATCTCTTCACCAGTTATGCGCAGTTCTGCAACTGCGCACCTGGTGCAGATACAAGCGCCGACTTCGACAGTCTTCAGGGCTCTGCCGTAGCTGCGCGCAAACGTATTGTTGCCATCATCGGCAACAATACGTTCTCCGATATTGTCGGTATCGAGGAAGAAGAGAGTGGCATCAAGGATTTTCTCCGTGCTGCCATGGCGAACCTTACGCTAGCTACCCAGATTATCTTCGATGCCGTGAACCGAAGAAAGAACGACATCAATCTCTACAAGTACGAGATGGAAGGCATGAAGCGCTCCTATATGGAGAACTACTTTAATGCGATGGATTCGTTGATTTCTGAACTTACTGAAGAGATAAGTGCCGATGATCCTGAAGATATCCGTCTCGCCATGGAAGACTGGCGCAAGACCAATTACTACAAGATGCTCAGTAAGCTGAAGGTAGTTGCTGCCGATGAATTCGATGAAATTTATCCTATCGACCTCTCGTATCTCTTCTTTTTCCGTTGTGTTCCTCTCCAGAAAGAGGTGCTCGATGAAAGCATAGGCGCCTACTTCGACCGGCTCGAACAGGGAGGAGAAGATCAGACGTTTGCTGAGTTCGCCCAGAAGGCGCTGCCTATGCTCAAGCGTGCTCTGGTGAAGAAGACCGTGGCGAAGGCTCTCAGACGTTTCGATATCCTGGAGTTCCCTGCCACCATCCGCAACCTCTTCGACGACAATACCGCCACCCGCTCAGGCAGCGACGAGGCAAGCCGTGCGCTCCAGCTCGCCACACAGCTAGACGGGGAGGTGGAAGATCTGCTGCATAATGTGGATATGCTCCTCGATGCCCAGGAAGGAAACGATTTTCTTTCCTTCTCTGCCGAGAACCGTCCGGACGACAATATGTATTTAATGCCATAAGCTTATGAAAAAGACGATAACCGTAAGAGCAAACGGAATAGAGCATGAAATTCCGAACTCTTGGGAACTACTCACTTCTGACCAATATCTGAAGCTGGTGGAGCTGCTTTCTCTCATGGAGAGTGGGCAGTTTTCCCCAGGCGCCGTGAAATGTCTGTTTCTCTGCTACATGAAGGGATGGAACCTGAACAGGATTAAGCGCGATGAGCGAACCCTGGAGAACTTCATGTCTATCGCAAGTCAGCTAACCTTTATCTTCCAGGAGAAAGATGATAAGTTCGTGCTCGATCTCTGTTTCTGCCGGCAGCAGTTGCCGATTATCTTTATTGATAAGAAAGCCTATTATGGTTACGAGGTCAATACAGATTTCAAGTCGCTCACCTGTTCGCTCACGGCCCTTCAGTATATTGAAGCGCGCCAGCTGCTCGATATGGGCGAGGAAAGTCTTCCTCTGCTGGCTGCAATACTCTACTTCGACAAGAAAGTGTATTCCTCGGAAGAGGCGCAGAAACTCGCTCTGAAGTTCAAGAAACTGCCTGTCAATACGCTCCGGGCGATAGCTCTGAACTTTACTGCAGTAAATAATTTCCTCTTCTCGAAGACTGAATTTTCCCTGCTCACCAAGTTCATACCGAAGGAAGGCAGCAGTATTACTACCGATGCAACCGATGCGCTCTACGATCTCTCCAAGGATGGACTGGGTAATGCCAGTCAGGTAGAACAGCTGAACGTGCTTACCTATCTCCGCATTCTCAGAAAGAAAACCATCGAGGGAGTGAAGAGCCTGAAGGCTACCGGTATGGAGTTGGCCAAGATTGCAGACGAGGTAGGGTTACCTCTGGAGATAGTTAAAAAGATTATATAACTGAGGCAGGGAAACACTCTCTGCGACAAAATTATAAAAGCCTATGTTATTGGATTTATTCGAATATTTTGCCAAGTTTCCTGCTTCTGCAGGAGTTACGAAGGGTATTGCCAACAAGGGCGAGAGCAGCATGGAAGAATATGCTACCGTGCTCAAGGCAATCAAGGAGATGCCCGAGAAAGAACTGGTTCCGGAGATAGAAAACTACGTTTACGGCCAGTCGTTCGACGAACTGAAGCAACGCATCGATAAGCTTACCGGTTCCTTCCTGTTCGTAGATTACGGAGAAGTGGATATGCAGAGCGATGGGCGCCGGAGTTTCCAATGTACCCAGCGCATAGCTGTGACCGTAGCGATGAAGTTATCTGCCCATGCCGATATGCTCGAACGGGTCATAGCCAACGACCGCACCCTTCAGATGCTTTCGAAGGTCCATGCCCGTATTTTGGCAGATGTGGAGACAGAAGGACTCTACTGGATGGACCGGGAGAGTATTACTACCTGCGAGATTATTCCGTTCGTATCTGCAGAACTCCAGAGCTACGGCTGGACCCTCATGCTATCTGCCACAGGTGCAGATATCCTCGATGTTCACCGGATGTCGCGAGATATGGCGCGCTAGCGTCCTTTGCGGTTCCGGAATATTTGCGTAATTTTGCAATATCAAAAACATAAGGCCGAAATGTTATGAAACAATATAAACGAAATATACCGATGATAGCAATCACCTCGCTCCCTCTGACGGCTGTGTCGGAGGGGTTCCAGTATGTGTATCAGGACTGGGAGTTTGCCAAGTGGATAGCGATAGCCGTCTCTATCGATACCTTCCTGGGTGTATGGAAACATCTCATTCATAAGGATGCGTCTAGCGAATCCTTCTTCTCCAGGTTCACGAAGAAGATTGTAATCTACATCTTCCTGATGGTCCTGAGTAATTTTGCAAGTCATGCCACCGTAGAGGGCTCTACCGTTGGCGCGATGCAATGGATAGGAACCTATATCTGTGTGTTTATGATGGTACGCGAGATATTCTCCATTATCGAGAACATACAGGCTATATATCCGATATTCCCGAGGAACTTCGTTAAACACATGAAGGACTTCAACGACAAGGGAGACTACATCGGCGGCGGGCCTATCGGTTTTTCTGAAAAAGATGCGCCCGATGATGCATCATAGGTATACATTATTATAATATATAAAGGTATGGCAAGTAAAACTCAATTAGCCTTCGCCCGTCAGGTGTATGCTGCGGCCGTGGAGGCAAAAACGGAAATAGATCCTGCCTTCGTTACTGCTCAAGCTATGCTCGAGACGGGATGGGGTGCAAGGGTTATCGGTAAGGCTAACCTCTTCGGTATTACCAAGGGCAGCCAATGGGACGGAGATATCGTCATGGTGAAGACTCATGAATACTTCAAGACTCCTAGCCAGAAGTTCAAGGAGCCAGACCGTATCGTCTCCGTGTGCAAGGTAGCAGGCAAGAATCTCTGGTGTTATACCGTGATGCGTGCCTTCAAGGATTTCGATTCCGTAGGCGACTGCCTGAAGGAACATGAACGTCTCTTCCAGAAGTCGGGCTATAAGGATGCCTGGCCATACCGCAAGGAACCGTTCAAGTTTGCCCAGAAGATATGCGACGCGGTAGGGTGCAAGTACGCTACAGATCCTACGTACCTCACCACTATCACCTCGATTATCAAGACAATCCAGCGGAAGTGTGTATAATTTTTAAGTATTTTTGTTGTTATTTGTTGTTAGTGTGAATAGGTTTATAGGTTTTATTAAGGTTATTTTTCTAGTGCTGATTCCGCTCGCCCTGGTTGTGGCATTCAAGGAGTGTCACGACCTCAGGGGCGAGTCGGAGCGCACGAAAGAGAATCAGGATATTCTACTTCACAACGGCAGGGTAGAGATAGAACGGACGCAGTCAGGCAGGCCAAGAGCTTCCGTGCAGGCGATCACGTTGAAGACGTCTGACCTAAAGCGTAACCCCGACTCTCTCCTTGCCGTTAATAAGAAGGAACTCAAGATAAAGAACAGCCGGATCATGGCGGCAGCTACAACCTCTACCACTACCCAGGTAGACGTGAAGGCAGCCATTCGGCCGGTTCCTCACGATACATGCAGTCGGCTTCTTTCCGGTTCCTACCGACCGCCCGACGTCTCGCAGACGGTTTCCTGGAGTGATCCATGGATAACCCTGCGGGGCGAAATCGAGGGCGACAGCATGCAGGTGCATATCGAGAGTCGCGATACCCTTCAGATGATTGTTCATCGTGTGCCGAAGAAGTTTCTCTTCTTTCGCTATGGGACCAAGGGTGTGCGCCTGTCGGTGGTTGGCCAGAACCCGCACTCCCGGCTCTCTTATCCCAGGATTATCATGTTTAAGAAATAGTTTAAGTGTTTATAGGTATGTATAGTTAGGCTGAATTTTATATTAGATGTATCTTTTTTATACTCATGATTATTAGTTATAATTAGTTATAGTATTATACTTCTAACATTGCACAAGCGTGTGTTCTAATTCTCATATGGAAATCTATCGTTCTTGTTGTAGAGGACGGTTTCCCAAGTTTATAAAGTTATCAAAATTATCAGGAAGCCCCGGTGCGAGATGCATCGGGGCTTTTTCATACCCAAACGTTAAAAATGAGTTAAACATAAAAGAAAGTTTATGTTTTATTTGGTCATTAAAAGAATTTTATGTACCTTTGCATCGTGAATAGATAACTAGATGTTTAACAATTTAATTTTAAGCGTATGACACAAAAAGAGTTAGAGCAAGAAATTAAAAGAAAGGAAGACGAAATCAAGGCTCTTCTCGAACTGAAAGACTTGGTCTTCGATTACGAGAGACAGATTGATTTGAGGCTCGCAGACCTTTCTAAGCTCTACAAGCAAAGAAAAAACTAAAAAGTCCTCCCCTAGGGGGGAGGTTCTTTAAACAATATAAATATAAGAATATGGAGAATATTAAAGAATTAATGGCAGAGTACATGGCATTGGCTGGCAAGCAGGATGCCAAGAGCAAAGAGCGCAGAGACGAGATCCATCGCTATCTCAGCGCAAATGCTACGGAGGAGGATAAGAAATATATTAGTGAGGTGGTTGTAGATAGAGTAGCAAACCTGAAGCTGGAGGTTGCCACTTTGCGTGAGCAGCTTACAGAGACAGATTATAAATTGCTTCCACTAAGATACATCGCACAGAAATACTTCGGTAAAAGCGCTGCATGGCTCTCTCAGCGTCTCAATGGCTCAGAGGTTCGTGGTCATGTTTATACGCTCAATTCCGAGCAGAAAGATATTTTCAATCGTGCCGTCCAGGAGATTGGACAACGCATTAGCTCTTTGCAGTTAGCATAGGGTTATCTATTCACACATCAGCCCCGGTGCAGCAACGCATCGGGGCTTTTCATTCCCATTTTCAAGTTTTTTGTGTTAAATACCCGCTTTCGTTTGTTCTGTTCAGAAAATAATAGTATATTTGCACCGTGAGAATTAGTAACAGAACGTGGACACTCAAAAATAAGAAAGATATGAGAATACTTAATAATTTACTGGAAGGGTTAATCAGCCTGGGAAGACTGGGCGGAGACAACAGCCTGTTCAACGATTATCTGAAGGGCGATAATGCTTCAGATCTGAGAAAGGACTGGGAGGCCATCGGTAATGATATGAGAAAGGTTGTTAGGCGTAACCACCGTTATCGGTCTTGCTGTGGTATTCGTATTGAATAAGATTCCGCCAATTTATCAGAAAGGCGAACAATAACATATCAGCCCCGGTGCAGCAGCGCATCGGGGCTTTTTCATTCCCCAAACCCCTCATTTTTATGCTCTACAGCATATTTAAGTGTTAATTATTCTCATCGTGTGAAAAATTCCCGATTTTTATTTGGCGGTTCCGGATTTTCTTCTTACCTTTGCCAACGGTTAACAGATGATAGTAGTCTATCCGGCAGGGCGACCGTTTCGCCTATGGCTTCTGGCCGCAGGCTTTTTTTATGCCTAATCGGGAAAAATATTTTTCCTAACTGGGAAAATATATTTTCCTAACTGGAGAAATAATTCTCGCAATAAATGGCGGCTGCATGAACCGTAGATTTGATTAGTCCTTCCGGATAAGTCATCATCTGTTAACCAACGGGGAATGCAGCCGCCACCCTTTTGTACAATCGGCTGTTAATGGTTAACAGATGATGCGATATGCAGAATTCTATTTTGATTAGTGATGCTCAGGTGCGCCCTGCAGGCATCAGCGTAGAGGAGGGCGTGAAGGCTCTCAAGTGTGAAATCAGGAAGCTCGCCAAGACCAAGAGCGAGACCTTCTCCTACCTTTGCGAGGAGGCGGTTACGTATGGCGAGGTAGCTATGACCATGGCAGGTTTCTTCGCCTTCATGGCAGTAGCTGTATTAGGTGGCTTTCTTATGGGAGGGGAGGTGATGTAGCTATGGCAAAGAAAAAGAAATCAGCCGTTGAGGAACGTCTGGCTGAATACAAGATGTTCTATCCAGACACCACGATTACCCGTATCGGAATCGATAGCAATCAAACAGTCTCTCACAAGGATGGTCTGGAGCTGAGCAAGATGTTATGCCACATGACGCATAGCGGTCTGCTGCAGTTCGTGATATCCAAGAACAAAATGTACATCTTCAAGTCGAGAGCGTTTCTGAAGGTGGCAGACGGTTTCAAGAAGGGAGCCAGGGTAAGGTTCCATGACCCCCGCACGCCCGATGACCACCGTGAGAGCGTAATTCTTGCCGACGGGCTGCGCTATGATGGCGGCATTCCTTTCATCTGGACTGAGGGCAGCGATGCCGACTGCTTCATGGAGTGCAACACCTTCGCGGTATATTGGCGGCCGATAGAAGAAGACAAGAAATAACTGTCTTTTTCGGGTTGGAGAAAAGTGAGTAATTTTGCAGTATAAATACTATCATTTATTGATTATGGATACAGACAGGCAAAATAACTACACAGGCTATCTAGGCTATTTATCATCTTGCGGGGCAACCTATCGCAAGATAGGGCTTGCGGCAAAATACGTCCTCATCTTCCTTGAGGAAGCTGACGAGATAAGCCGCAGGGGCTACCGGAGGTACAAGCAGGCTCATGCTTCAGAACTCTCCACCATGCCCGGTGCAACCGATGCCATCCTCGACTTTCTGTCGTTCATCGGCGTAGGCTACAGCCGGGCGAAGCGCAAGGTGAAATCGCTGGAGAAGAAAGAAGATATCTGTGCTCGAAACGAGAAGAAGGTGAACGAGTTCATCGAATGGCTGGACACAGAGTCGGACGCCAGCGAACGCACCCGTGAAACCTACCGTTTTGCTATCAGGAGTTTCTTTTCTTATGCCGACGAGTTCAACCAGGAAAACGTGAAGCGGTTTCTGAAGACGCTGGAAGAGCAGAAGATGAAGCCCGCCACCATCAACAACCGCATGTGCGCCCTGGTGAAATACTCCAAGTTTGCGAAAAAGCCCATTTCCGTGAAAAGGGTGAAAACTCAGCGCAGGCTCTCTACAGACAATATACCTACGGAGAAGGAGTATCAGGCGCTGCTGGCTTATCTGAAGCAGAAACCCAACCAGGACCCTTACTACTGGCTGAGGATCCTTGCCACTACAGGCCTTCGCCTGCATGAGTTCATGAAGCTCTCGTGGGAGGATGTAGCCAATGGCGAGGTGGTTCTGAAGGGCAAGGGCAGCAAGTTTCGACAGGTGTTTTTTCAGAAAAGCCTTCAGCAGGAGGTGAGGGAGTATATGAAGGAGACGGGCAGGACGGGGCATCTCTGCAACGGCAGGTATGGTCCCATGACCGACAAAGGTTTCTCTGAAAGACTGAAGAGTTGGGGCGACCATCTGGGCATAGCCCGGAGCAAGATGCACGCCCACGCCTTCCGCCACTTCTTTGCCAAGCAGTATCTCAAGAAGAACAAGGATGTGACGCAGCTTGCCGAACTCCTTGGCCATAGTAGCTTAGACACAACAATGATTTATCTACAGAAAAGTCATGACGAACAAAAAAGAGACTTTAATAGAAATGTTACGTGGTAACATAGCGAACGTTCATGCAACTTGTGATTTATTCAAGGATGTGAGCATCTACGATGATACCGGACATGTAGATTTATCCTTCCTTGAGGTAATGTTGGAATTGCTCAACGAAGTGAAATCTGCAGAGCTGTGTCTCACCCGGAAGCTTTCCTATCTGCTTGCTCCTGACTTCGCAGACGAAACAGAGGGCAAGTCTTCCGGCAAGCAGGACGGGAAGAAGCTGTCAGCAGAGGAAGTCCTCAAGCAATGTACGTTCAAGGACAATATACTCTATCTGCCCAATGTGCAGCTGAGCAAGAAGTCCTATGCCGACGTGAAGCTCTGGATAGAGGAAGCCGGCGGCAAGTGGACGGGCGGCAAGGTGCAGGGTTTCAGCTTCGACTTCGATGCCACCCGAGTGGCAGGCATACTGATGGAGGGCAAGCGGTGCAATCTGGCCAAGGACTTCCAGTTCTTTGCCACGCCACCCGAGGTTGCCGACTGGCTGGTATCGCTGGCAGGCGATTTCAGTCCCGACTGCAAGGTTCTGGAGCCTAGTGCAGGAACCGGAGCCATCATCGATGCCATCCACAGGGTGCAGCCGGACGTGGTAGTAGATTGCTACGAGCTGATGCCGGAGAATAAGGAGAAGCTTTCCAAGCTGGATCATATCCGCCTGCTAGGCGACGACTTCACCCAGGCAGAGCACTCTTCGGAGTACGACCTGATAGTGGCCAACCCTCCCTTCTCGAAGAACCAGGACATCAGGCACGTGATGCAGATGTACTATGATCTCAAGCCCGGCGGAACCGTGGCAGCCATTACTTCAAGGCATTGGCAGCAGGCTTCTGAGAAGGTATGCAAGGATTTCCGCGCATTCCTGGAAGAAGTTTCCGCCCAGGTTTACGAGATAGAGGAAGGCGCCTTCAAGAAGAGTGGTACGGGCGTGGGAACTATCGCTATCGTGATAAACAAGCGGGATGAAAAATAGCCAAACATCACTCATATGTTTGTCCTTTGACACACAGCAAAGATTTCGTACCTTTGCACCGTGAGAATTTTAACACAAAAAAGAATTATGAGACAAATTAAGAACAAACATCGCAAGCGCACGCATCTGCTTGTTAATGTAGTACTGAGAACGTCCTGGTTTCAGTACACCGGCCGTCAGATGGGTCCGAACAAGACCGAGACAATGTGCTGGCTCGACAAAAACCGCAGAGGCAGGATCCGCTGCTACAACGACCGGAAAAATGATCGCGCCATCATCGTCTGGCTCGACGGCAGGTATTACTCAGCTCCTAATACGCGGGGCATATACCTGGAGTGAATCAGCATGAACATGGCAGAGTATAAACGTTTAAATTCAAAATAAAATGAGTAACGAAAAAGATATTAAGGACGGAGCAGCAGAAGCTGCTACAGAGAAAATGACAACTGAGATATTCCATGCTCAGCTAGTAAAGAACACCGAGGCTATTAATAAGGAACGCGAGGAATATGAGCATAAGCGCGCAGAACTTCAGCAGGACCTTGACGATCAGAAGACCTTCTGTTCGGTCTCTAACCGTAAGCTTCAGACGGACAAGCTGGAATACAAGATACAGGTCAACCGGCAGCAGGAGATGTTTGAGCAGACTGAGTGCAACATCCGCGAAACCCTCAGCCAGGCGAACAAGGAATTCAATGAGAAGTATGCTAAACTGAAAAGCGAGCATTCTCTGAAAAACCTGCAACTTCAGAATGAGCGTCACAAGATTTTCGAGGCTTACCGCAATTCGGGGGGGCAAATCTTGCCGAAGACTCTCAGCAAATGTACCCGGAAGGATGGTGCCGACCAAAGCCTAAAGATGGAGGAGTAGAATAATGGGAAATAAGAAAAAATATTCAGTTGGCATAGATAAAGTCTGCGAAGGTACCGATACAGAACTTCATGGCGATATGAAGGCGTTCGGAACCATCCAGAAGGTTACCAAAGAGCTAGGCGAGTGGCAGGAACAGAGCGATAAGCGCGCCTACTTTCTGATAACCGCCGACGTGACTATGGCTGGTAATCTCAACCTGGCTGTCGGCGGAGGCGGCGATGATAAGATACTCGCTTTCATGATGCATGGAGCCATGAATGCCAACGAGGACCTGAAGAAGGCTCTGTACACGGCTTGCATATTGCAGGATGAGATAGATATAGATAACAATAGTAACGAATAAATTTTAGCAGATTATGGAAAATCAGAATAAAAATGCTGCAGCTAAGGTTGCAGCCAACGTGGAGGAAGAAAGAAAGCACCCTATCTTTGAGGAGTGCGAAGTGATGGTTGCCGGCAAGCCGGCACGTGAACACATGCTCAGCATGAACGGCATGTACATCTCGGGCATTACCGATGAACAGCTCAAGGAGATGTTCGAGAAACTGGTCGAAGTGCTGTGGAACGAAAAAAGTAGTTTTCTAGTCTATCATGTAATAAAGTGACAAATAATTTAATTTAGTCAATTCTCTAACTAAGGATGGCTGCCCGTGAGGGTGGTCATTCTTTTCTGGAGCATAAATTTGGTTTTTCAGAAAAAGTGGTGTATCTTTGCACCCGAGAATTAGTAACACATTAAAATATATAGATTATGGGTTTTTTCGATTTCATCATGTTCATATCGTTTGTCATCGCGCTGGTGGTGGGTCCCTTTGTGGTGGGATCCTGCAATCCCGTGTTATGGGTGTTTTACCTCAGCCTTTGCACCATGCTCACCCCTCTGCTGGGTATTCCTATCTATAAGGCAATATTCAGGTAAGAGTCCTTTGCCCTTTGTCTGTCTGTTACTATATTTGCATTACTAATTAGTAATGTACAAAGAATATGGTAACAGACAGTCTTGTTAAAAAGAAATTCGTTCACGAGACTCTTCAGGCAGGCATCCTGAAGATATACTCCACCCAGGAGAACGTGGTGCGCAATCATTACAAACGCCGTACCGGCCGATTGCTCACCACGCTTTCCGCTCACTCGTTCGACAGTCAGATATCGGGCGAGAACCGCACCATCTTCGTGCGCATCCTTCCTTATCTCCGTTTTCTGGATATGCAGTACCGGCAGCGCAACGACCGCATCAGCAAGTTCAAGCGCAGAAACCTCGCGCTTTATAACCGCGTGGTCTGGGGTGTGCTGTATCATGAAACATTCCCTAAGCTTCGCTATGGTTTCAACGACGAAGTACGGAACAGTATACGTCAGGAACTGGAACAATCACTCAACCCACAAAAATCATAAGACATGGCAAACAAACATTTAACGGAAGACCAGGTTTCCCTGATAGTAAATGTGGAGTCATCGAAGGCTCAGCAGGAAATCAAGAAACTGGAGAATAAAATGATGGGACTGAAGGCAGCCAACAAACAGCAACTGAAGTCCATGGTAGAGATGGAGGCTGCCGGCAGGAAGACTTCCCAGGAGTATAAGAATATGGCCGAGCAATACCGTACTACCAGTAAGGCGATTAGGGAAACTACCAAAGAAATCTCTGCTCAGACTCAGAGACTGAGCGTGATGGATATGACGATGAACCAGCTCCGCAAACAGCAGAAGATGCTACAGCGGGAACTTGATGATACCGTCCAGGCACTTCACCCAGAGGCTTACGGCGTACTGGAGCAACGCCTGAAAGATGTTTCCGGCCGTATCTCAGAACTGAAGCAGAACGCCAAGAGTTTTGGCGAGATTGCATCAAGTGACCAGGTGAATGGAATCTTTCTAGGAACCATGGCGACAAAGCTCGCAGGCCTTTTGGGAGAACAGGCATCCAAACTGAAAGATTTCGCATTAGAATCTGCCAGGGCAGGCGTAGAGATGGCAGAACAGGCAGATGGTGTTACCAAGGCTTTTAATGCCATGGATAACCCGAACCTGCTGGATAATCTCCGCAAGGCAACCAAGGGAACCGTAAATGATGTACAGCTGATGACGGCTGCCGTACAGGCTAACGATTTCCGCATACCGCTGGAAGACCTGGGCAAGTATCTGGAGTTTGCCCAGCTGAAGGCGCAACAGACTGGCCAGTCTGTAGACTACATGACCAACAGCATCGTGACCGGTCTCGGCCGCAAGTCCCCGTTAATCCTCGATAACCTGGGTATTTCTGCGGCAGAAATCTCGGAGAAGACCAAGGAGACGGGCGACTTCATGAAGGCTGTGGCAGAGATTGTAGATACCCAGCTTGCCGAGGCAGGAGAGACCTATATCAGCGCAGCCGACCGGGCAGCCCAGAAGACGGTAAAACTGCAGAACGCCCAGAAGGCTCTGGGAGACGAAATCCTCCCGCTCAAGGAACAATGGGATGATGGCTATGCAGACATGCAGCTGAACACCATCAGTCTCATTTCCTGGTGCGTAAAGCATCAGGGCGTGGTGAAGACGCTGGGCATCCTGCTCACAGCCTTCACGGTTGTAGCGATAGCCACCAGCAACGCTATCAAGACGAATATCGTCGTGACCAAGGGCGCTGCCGCAGCCCAGCAGGCATGGAACGTAATCTCCGCTACCGGAATCGGACTCATGAAACTGCTGCAGGCGGGTTTCCTCCTGCTTACAGGTAGGGTTACTCAGGCCAAGGCAGCATGGGCATCGATGAACGTCACCATGAAGGCAAGCGTCTTCGGTCTGATAGCTGCAGGCGTAATGGTTCTCTCCCTGAAGTTATGGGATATGCACAAAAAGCAGAAAGAGGCAGCAGCTTCGGCCAAGGAACTGGAAACCATGGAGCGAGACCTGAACGCCCAGGTGAATGAGCAGACCGCCAAGGTGAAGCAGCTCAACGAAACCATGCGCAACGAGAAGATTTCCATGGACCGCCGTAAGGAAGCTCTCAATGAACTCAAGAAGATTATTCCTGGTTATAATGGCCTGCTCTCTGAAGAGGGCAGACTGACAAGGGACAACAAGAGCGCCATTGATGACTATCTCGTTTCCCTGGAGAAGGAAATTAAGCTGAAGGCATACAAGGATAAGCTTGTGGACCTGTATAAGCAGAAAATGGACCTTGAGGACAAGAGAGACGAGCAGGATAAGGCCTACCATGATGCGAAGACGGATAATATTCTTCACCCTCAGAACCGCTTTATGCGAGGCGTCTCCAAGTTCTTCGGCACAGATACGGAAACGAATGCCGCGAAGGCGCTCAACAATACCGAGCAGCAGATAGACCGCGTAAACGGAAAGATAGACGAGCTGAACTCAAAGATTGCGGATATCGGTATTGTGACTCCTAAAAAAGCCAGAGGAAACGGCGGTGGCGGCGGTGGCAGAACGGGCAATCATACCGGAGCAGGTGGCCATACCGGAACCACAAACACCACCTCCAAGCCTAACCCCGACGATATCGCATCGAAGAGATTTTCAGAAAACCGACAGGCAGATATCGATGCAGCCAACCAGGATTACCAGCAGGATGTGAACAACTGGAACATGGCTCTCGCCCAGAAGAAGGTATCTCAAGAGAAGTACGACCTCGCCATGCAGGCTCTGAAGACCCAGCATACCGCCAACATCCTCGCCATCGAGACCTCGTATAGCGAGCAGTCGCAGAATATCGGAATTGCGGATTGCGCAAAGAAGAAATCACTTCAGGAGAAACAGCAGGCGAACCTCCGGGCTGCAGAACAGGCTCATTTCGACCAGCAGGTGGCAGTAGAACAGGCTTATCAGGATGCCCTGGCAAAGGTGATGGAGCAAGGGGAGACGCAGCAGAAACTGACCCTGGAACAGCAACGCGACCAGAAACTGGAAGTTCTGAAGGGATATTATCAGGCTGCGCTCAACATGGCCAAGCAGAACGGGGAAGATACTACCCAGCTGGAGAAGGCATATAAAGATGTGCAGATTCAGATAGAGAAGGAGTATATCACGAAACAAAAAGAACTGCTTGACGAACAGGACGAAAAGAAAAAACAAGCTAGGCAGGCTCTCGGTTTCGACCAGCAGAGCGAGTACGACCGGCAACTGCAGCAACTGAAGCAGGCACTCGACAACCAGTATATCACTCAGGAGGAATATGAGCAGAGAGTACAGGAGATGAAGAGAGGGTCCTTCATGAAGCAGGCTCAGCTCTATACAAACCTCTTCAGTAATGCCGTGACTTCGCTGCAGAATGCCGAGATGGCGAATGTCGATGCCAAGTATGACGCAGAGATTAAGGCTGCCGAGGGCAATACAGCACTCCAGGAGAAACTGGAGAAGAAAAAAGCCAACGAGAAACTGAAGATACAGAAAAAGTATGCTGACGTAAACTTCGCCATGCAGGTAGCTCAGATCATCTCGAATACTGCAGTATCTATCATGAAGGCATACAGCGAGATGGGTCCGATTGCCGGAAGTGTTGCTGCAGCCCTGATGGGTGTGACCGGTGCAGCCCAGCTTGTCGTAGCGAATGCCGAGCGACAGAAGGTGAAGCGTATGACCCTCAACGGATCAGCCAGCGGAACCAGTTCTGTAGGTTCCCGTGTGGCAAGCGGACGCGAGAGTGGCGGACGTATCGATGTAGAGCGCGAGCAGGATGGCAAGCACTTCAACGCCGAGTATGCACCAGGTAAGCGTGGGTACGTAGATCATCCTACCGTCATCGTGGGCGAGGGACCTAGGGGCAGGAGCAAGGAGTGGGTGGCATCTAATGCAGCCCTGGAGAACCCTACCATCGCTCCGCTCATCAACATAATGGATGCAGCCCAGCGTGCCGGACAGATAAGAACCTTCGATATGAGCAAGTATCTGATGGCCATGCAGGGCAGGGCGCTGGGTGGAAGCATCGCCCGTCAGTCTGCCCGGATCAGTCCGGATATCGCTCCGGGAGGGGCAGATTTTTACGTCCGGACGCAGGAATCTGCGCATCGTGACGCAGGAAACGCTACGTCGGGACGCAATAATGACGAGCTCCTGGAACTGTTCAGAGAGCTCAAGAGAGACGGAATCCGCTCGTTTGTTTCACTCTCGGATCTGGACGCTAAGCAGGAACTGAGAAACCAGGCGAGAAAATTTGCTAAAAAATAAAATCTTCTGAACATGAAAATAACAAATCTGGATAAAGGAAAGGCCTACCAGCTTGGCGAAGACGCCAAGCTGGAGGTAGAACGTACCAATCCGTTCTTCAACGATTACGGGGAAACGACCTCCCCGCTGGATATTCCGGCAAGCGATTACAACCGCATGATACTTGGCTATCCCGATACCTTCGGTATGAGGGATAAGATGGTGGCTACGAACGTAAGCATCGAAGACGGCGAGTATTTCGCCCAATGCCGGCAGATTGTTCTCTCGGCACAGCATAAGGGAAACATCTCCTCTTCATTCTATATCAACGACGGATCCTTCTACTCGAAGATACAGAATGTAAAGCTTAAGAGTATCTTCAAGGACGAGATGATACCGGGGTGCACAACCGTAGACGAGTGTATCGAGTTCTGCAGATCTCTCGTAGGTGGCAAAAACGAGAACTATGATATCTTCCCGGTTCTGCTTACCGATGACTCGGGCAGAGATACCGAGTACAACTACAAAATGCTGAACTGGGGATGGAATTCAGGTACTATGCGTACTGCCAGCTACTGGAGATATAAGGAAGGAGGCGGTTACGAATACGTAACAGCTCACGATATGTATACCTATTCTCTTGGCGTTGGCTCGCCGTATTTTGCGGGTGAATGGATGAGGACTGAGTATGTAAACGAAATACCGATATCTCTGACGAAGGGATATTATATATCTCCTTTTATCCGTGCCAACTATCTGTTGAAGCGGATTTTCAAGCATTTCGGGTATGACCTCAAGGAGAATTTCTTCACCAAGACGGCTCCATTCAATAAGATGGTTGTCTTGAACAACGTGATAGACGTGCTGGTGAATGGACATATCCGTGTCGAAGACCTTCTGCCAGACGTGTCAGTATCTGATTTTCTCTCAGTTTTTCGGAAAAAGTTTCTCTGTGAGTTCGTTTCTGATGAAGGAACCCATACTGCAGATATCATCTTCCTGAAAGATGCGATAGACAGTAAGCCGGTTGCGGATCTTACCCGCCAGATGACTGAAGAACCTACCTTATCTTATAAGGCTGCATCCGATTACAAACGTGTGGTACTACGCCCGAAGTATCAGGCGGATAGCGATGCAGGGGATAGTTACGATGATATCAAGGATATGGTATCGAAAAATTCTGGCGCCTACTTTGATAATGCAGACGGTTGCTTCTACAAGAAAGGTTATTCCGGCAACTACAGCGTGAAAGTAAAAATAGGTGGCTGTTCTCAGAGTTACGACTCCGGAGATGATGATATCGATACTCAAGATATAGAAATACCAGAGATGATACCGGAGGTTCGCACGCTCCTGTTTAGGGAAATCCTAGACGGGGAGACCGTGGAAAGAGACATGGACAGACAACTGTATATCGGCGATTACGCTACGCTGAATTCCTCAATGAAAGTTGCAACGGAAGACGGAGAAGAGACAAGCGAATCGACCCCTACGTTGCCCGTCATGCTCGCCTTCCCTTACGTATCTTCAGATGGTATAGCTTGCGGAACCGTGACAGCATATGATACGCATCTATATTCAAATGTCGGGTTCGGCTCACATCATCAGGGAGAACAGACGCCAAGGAAGATATTCGATTATTCCCTGGTGTATAATGGTGAGGATGGTATCTATGAAAAGTTCTACCGGCAGTATGATCTCCTGCTCAGGAATTCACTCCAGGAACTCAAGGTAAAACTGCTCCTCTCCCAGTCGCAGAAGCAGAACCTGCCTTCTTATGCGAAGGTTGTGATCAGAGGCGTAAGTTTCTTCTTCAACAAGTTGAAGTTTACTCTCGGAGGAAAGAGCGAACCAACGGAAAGCGAGCTCAGAACCATCGCTCTCACTACTCCTGTTAACGAGGCAGAGAGCCTGGAAGATATGATGCCGGCAATGACCTGCAAGTACCAGTGGCTTGGATTCGAAGAGACGGTAGAGGTTTCAGAGAATGACTATAAAAAATCAGGTAACGACCAGGACCGCACTTTCAAGATCATTTATCCTCCTCTCCCTTCAGCTGAGTACGTCGGCAAAAAATACGGCCTGCAGAAATCTTTCGTGAGTCAGAAAACCCGACACGCAACGATGTTCCGTCACAGTAAATGGGTATACCATTGCACGACCGTCTGGCTGGAATGCATACCGATTTCGTAGGATATTGTCCTTTGTTATATACCTGTATTATCTTAACTTTGCAATATAATCAAAGCAATTTTAAGATGATACAGGTTTTATTATATCCAGATGCTCTGAGCATGGTAGGCTCCATGAATGCCTTTGAGATATTCAGTACCTCGAAGGCTGATGTGGTTTTCGCTCTACGCTATAAAGGCTCAAGCGCAAACATCGTTCAGCACACTTATACGCCGAACGATAAGAACCGGATTACGTTATCCGTCAAGGATATCATCCTTCCTCTTCTCAGCTTTGAGGTAAAGGACAGTAGTGAACCTTATGCTCAGCCGAACATCATGAAATCCTTTGTGGCGACACTTTACGAGGTTGGCAGCGAAGGCAGCAAGAAGGAATTCACCTTCTCCGTGATACGTGCCGGTGTGGACAGACTCTCTGATTCGGCTACCAATTTTCTGAAAAACAATTTCCTCACCTGGCAGCCGCAGGTGAAGGCCGTAACCTATTATTCTCCGGAATTCCTTACCTATTACGCAACTGCCACCAGCGTGATGAAATGCAAGGCATACATGTGGAATGGGACCGCCTACGAAGAGAAGGAAGTGGTACTGATGAACCATATGAATGCCGGAACCGTTTATACCGTGCCGGTACAATACGCCATTATCGCCAAGAAGATAGGCGGTTCTATCCAGCCATCTTATTACGATATCTGGGTAGAACAGGACGGGAAGCGGGTTACCTACGTACAGCGCTACTATGCCAGCGGCATGAAGAGTGAGGAAGAAGAGTGGTTCCTCTTCGAAAATTCGCTGGGAGGTGTAGACTGTTTCCGCGCTTACGGCAACAGCGAAAATACTGCAGAACATACCCACAACGTAGCAGAAATAGAGGAAGATTCAGAGGAATATCGCGTAGATACCACCCGCAAATTTAAGAAGAACACCGGGTTCCTGGATAAGAAAGAGCGCCAATGGCTACTCGATTTCTTCCCGTCTCTGGGTAAGTATGTTTACCATGGTAGTGCTCTCAGGAAGATAACCGTTACCGAGAGCGATGTGAACTACGAGGCGAAGGAACTGCCTTCGAACTATACCTTCACCTACAAATATTCAGATGCCCGTCCGTACCTGAACCTCACAAGGTCAGATGCCAGCAATTTCAAACAGATGGATATCCATCTACCCGAAATCGGAAATTTTACTATCGCCCCTCGCTTAGTTGAGTTCCCACGTCAGCTGCTGAGTGGAGGGGTACTCTTCCCGGTTCAGGAACCCTATTCGGAAACATGGGGTGTCACCACGGCAGACGCTCTCTTCAGCTACTTTGCAAGTACTTTGAGCGACCGATATAGTGGCGGAGGAGGTATTGGCCATCAGCACTTCAACATCGAAGTGCTGAACGGACTATCTTATGATTACGGTTATATCCTGTACCAGGGCGACAGAATAAAGGCAGGTATGGCAGACGACTGTACTCCTGGAGGCGCGCTCGAAAAGAAGATGCTGCGCAAGGATATAGACGATACCGCCAAAGGTAAGATTACCTTCGAGGATGTGATATCTCTGCTGAAAGGGTTGAAGTTTGGAGACGGAAAGAGTCAGATAACCGGCGATGGATTGGCGAAACTCTATGCCTTCATGACATACAATTTCGTTTCCGGAGCTTATGGTTCCGGCGCAAGTATCGATAATAATGGTGACGCAGAAATGAACAGCCTGTTCGTCCGTCAGTTCATCTCTGCTCCTAAGTTCGTCTTCAACGAAATCTCTGTAACCAAAGCGGAGCAATGGAATACCAACGGCTATGGAACCATCGAGAGTGTAGATACCAAGAAACACATCATCTCTCTTCATCTGGAGGGAAACGATTACGGATCTCTGCAGGTGGGCGATATCTGCCGCGGTATCTATGCTGATATAGATAACGTCCATGGTTCAGATAAAAATACCGAAGGCGCGTTGGATGATTGCAACTTCGTTCAGCATAAAGGTTTCTTCACTACTTACTTTTATGTGAAGAAAATCATCACTAGCGAGAAGGGTAAGTTCATATTCGAATACGGCAAGCGTTCGGAGGCGACTCCGGACCCTTGCGCTTACATGGATTTTGCCCAGTATGGCAGCTTTACAGATGACAAGCGCCAGAGCAGCATGTATTTCTCCTCAAGGGAAAACAGCTATATCGAGGTACTGGATGGCGTATGCAACTGGGAGATATATCCTCAGAACCGCGTATGCCGATACGGATGGCTCGGCGGTCTGGCAATCAAGAAAAGGAATGGTTCGTATATCCATCCTTCAGGAAACGGTATCTTCGTGCAGGATAATGTATACTTCGGCGGCAACGTGGAGTATCTGGGTGATATTCTCGGTCTTGATAATCTGAAGAACGAGGCGAAGGCTTATGATGTGAGTCTCTCGCAGTACCAGAGCGTCATAACGGTAGATGATATGGGTAATGTTATTAATGGTCTCTATACTCAGGACGAGGGCAAGGCAACCAAACAGTACCGTATCTCTACGGCCGTCTTCGTTCGTAAGGGTATGGATATCCTGCTTGAGGAAGATGCGAACAGCGAGGATGTTACAGAAGGCCATTATCGCTTACATGTAGTAAGCGAGGACTGCGACGTAGAGGTGAAGAACTCTACCGTCTTCATCAAGGGTATCAAGAACATCAAGGATGGTGTTGCCGGAACTGCAGATGATACCGACTTCGATTACGCAGCCATGCGCAAGATGTCGGATGCAATGGTAACGATTGTGGTGGATCTGGAAGGTAAGACCTCGAAAACGGTGCAGATGCCTATCCGCATTCAGCATGACAGCCTTCCTTTTATGGTGTGCGACCTGAGCAATGAGAGTGCATCGGTGGCATGGAATACCAGAGCCGGTAAGTATATCGGCTTCCCTATCAAGACCAAGGTTTCCCTCATGTATCATAACGAACCATGGGCGATATCCTCGCTCAATATCTCTAAGGTTGCCGGACTGAAGGCATCGAAGAGTATTGACGGCAAGGCAAAGATAATCACCATTGATGCTGATAATCTTACAGCCGATACGCTCGACCAGGTTACGAAGATGAATATCACGGTTGTTGGCAAATATGCGGGAGCCAGCTACGAGTACACCCGAGAGCTTACCATCCTAAGATCGTCTGATACCGTAGTCTACGAGCTGATACCATCTGCCGATAGCGTGATTATAGACAACCAGGGCAATATGAGCGCAAAAAGCATCTCATGCGATATATGGGCAACATCATCCGACGACAAGAGATATAAGCTGACAGAATTACCGGCAGGGTATCATCTGAAGCATGGAACTGCTGATACTCCTGATACCGATATGGAAATAGGCGCAGAGGTATCTGTGCAGAGTGATGCCCGTCAGGTGGTGTTCGCTTTATACGATGCTTCCGGAAATGTACTGGATAAGGAAAGCGTTCCGGTACTCACCTGTGGAGCGGATGGAGATGGATATGAGTATATCTATTATCTCTCTGATCAGTCTGAATCGAATCTCATTACACAGCCTTATCGTCGTAATGGCGTTTTGCAGCCTATGGGGTGGCAGGATGATCCGATGGAGCCGACTCGGGAGAAGCAGTATGTATATGTGGCATACAAGACGGGAGAGGTAGGAGCGGATGGCAGTTTCTCTGAACCTAAGCTCTTCAACCGTTACCCGAAGAGCATTTCAAGCATCGAAACCTGGTATTATGCTGGAAATAGTTCTGAAGTAAACAGGGATCCGACCGAATTCAGAAAAAATGGCAGTCAAGACTTCAATAAAATTGCCTTTAATGATGCCACTCCGTGGCTGTGGATAATGAAGATTACGTGGTTTACGGATGGGGACGAAGTTATAAACTTCTCATGTGGAGGTTATAAAGCGAAGGATGGCGATGGTCTTATCGTAGGCTATCAGTCTTCAGCTTCAGAACCATCAGATCTTCCTTTCCTGAAAACGCTTGCCGAATATGATAAAGCGCAGGATAATATTGGCCACGGCTGGACGAAGAAGGCTCCTGCTACTGGCGGTAAGAGTATCGTGCTGGGTGGTAAGATTACAACAGATGAGATTGTCGACCGCTACAACAGCAGTACTACTAGCGCATGGGGAACAGAAGAAAGCGAAATTCTGTTAGATGGCATCAAGCAGAAGAAAACTTTCTATAAGACTCCTTCCGCTCTTGGTAACAACGGCAAGTGCATACGTCGTATTAAGGTTGTTAACCATTTCCGGGATAGCTATCTCAGAGTAATGCTGAAGTCTTACTCTGAAACCAACTGGGACCTGGTATGTATCTCTCGTCTCTATCTGCCGTCTGAGGTTATCAACAGCGAGGGCAGGCAGATAAAGGAAGATAGCGAATATATCAACAGATCGGAGCATACCTATGCAGTAAGCGGCAATGGTCAGAGTTATGTTGCTGAATTATCCATGCCTGATGCAGGAGAATATTATTTCTTCATCGGATATTTCAAAGACGGCGGCACAGACAGCTACGGCGACTATGGTCTCTTTGCCTGGCAATCGATGATAGCTCTTACTGAGAGTTTGTGGCGTACCGACGGAACCGTAGATGCTGCAGGCAACATAACCTGGAGCAAGGCGATGCCGATGCAGGCTGAGTCCATCGTTATGGAGCACGCCTACATCGCTACCGCTAACGATACGGCAGTGCCAGCTAAGCCTTACCGTACAAATGGCATCCTTCAGGGAGGATGGACGGCAAAACGACTGGCTGTATCGTCCACAAACCGGTTCATCTGGGAGTCTGTTCGTACAGGAAAACATGGTACAGACTCAGTTCAGGACGATTGGAGTCAGCCTGTTGTGGTAGCCAACTTTGCCGAAGCCGGAAAGATGGGTAAGAACGGCTGCATCGTCCGAAATTCTGAAGGATGGAAGAGCGGGACAACCTACCACAATGACTCTGCCCTGACCCTGGAACAGAAGTATCTCGATCTGATATATATCGAGGATAGTAATGCTAACGATGGTTGGTCTGTCTACCAATGCAACGTTACGCATACGGCTACGGGCAGTTCCTTCGACCCTTCGGCAGTTGACTCTAACAACAATAAGCTATGGGTGAAACTGAGTGATGCCGGTCCGATGTATTGTCCTCTTATCGTGGGAAAGAATGCGGTTCTGAAGTTCGCCCAAGGCCAGCAGTTCAACCTGATGGAGGGTAATAATATCTTCGGCTCATTCCGATGGGTGAAGGATAATGCGGATTATGCGTTCTGGATAGGTGGTACTGAAGGCAGCACGGCTACTACTTCTATAACTAGAGGTGGTAAGTTCAAGACGACCGATGCTGATATCACTGGTAAGGTTACTGCGAAGTCAGGTTTTGTTGGAGACTTCACAATTGCAGATGGGTCTATCAAGTATACGTCAACAACGAAGACTTGTGAGCTTTGTAAAGACTATATACAATATGCCGATGCGGTAAACAATCAATCGCTATATTTCGGATATGGAGATTCCGGGGTGAAAGCTGAGTTTACAGCAAAGGATAATAATGGTAAGGACATGACGTGTTCTATGATTTCCGGTAAGGACAGTATTGGAAAGAGTAAAATGGTCGCATTCACAACTGCAATGACCGGGTATACGTCGATGCTAACGCCTTACGAACTTAAACTTGGAGATTACTTCAATACTTACGTACAATTAAGAGTAGCAAACGATATAAGTAACTTTGGCTATCACGGGACAGATATACCGACTACAGGACTAAAATGCCTCGTTGACAAGAAGGCAAGCGCACTGTATCTTTTTCTTGCCGGTATACCATCTGGCATTCCATCGGTTGCGAGAAAAGGAATGATATATGAAGAGAACGGAATATTAAAAATTTATAAAGGTCGATAATATGGTTATAAAGACAAGAGAAAACAGCGATTGATTGTCCGCTAATAGGCAAGCTATTGTCATTGCTAGTGCATGGTAATCTCTTATTTGGTAATTTAAAATAATAAGCAAAGAATATGAAAGTTAAGTTAGAATATCTCGAAGTATTTGTGACACTCGACAAGAGCCAGTGTCAGGTAGTGAACGCACGAAAGCAGATTGCGAACATCATCTATTCGCAGGGTGCAGGTCTTGGACTCGCAGGACAGGCTCTTGCCGTAAAGATGTGGAATGGAAGTGATGAAACCGACTACTCGCAGGAAGAACTCGACATCATCAAGGGGCTGGTAGAGAGAACCACTGCTCCTTGCTTCATCGAAGCCGTAGAGAAGGCAATCAATGAATCTTTAAAAAATGATTAATTATGGCAACAGAAACAAAAATCAATGATATAGCCAGCCAGCTGAATACGGCATCTCGCCTTGTGGTGAGTACCGACTTCTTCTGGATCTACATGGCTAACGGCTCGCAGGTTAAGATACCTGCCGAGTTCGCAAGGGCTTACCTGATCGCAGGTATTAAGCCAGTAATCAATAACAACGGCCATTGGGAGATAGGCGGCGAAGATCTCGGTGTAGTAGCCGAGGGAAAGACCCCTCAATTTCGTGGCGGCGCGATGGGTATCGAGGTGAGCTATGATAATGGCAAAACGTGGTCTCAGGTAGTAGCCTATACCGATATAGACCCAGACCTGGAAGCTCTTGCCGCGGCTTATACCAAGGTAACGCAGGGCGAAGCTGACCGAGTGAAGGCTGAAAGTACTCGTAACAGCAACGAAACCTCACGTCAGAACGCCGAAACTACTCGCAATAATAACGAGACGGCACGCAAGACGGCAGAAACCAAGCGACAGCAGGATACCTCCGCCGCCATTACCAACTCAAAGACGCAGACCGACCTCGCTAAGGAAATGAACGATCATCCACCCAAAATG